TGGCGGAGAAGCCGGGATTTGAACCCGGGCGACGGTATCCCGTCCTACTCCCTTAGCAGGGGAGCCAAAAATCCCTAAAGAATCGCGAATTCTCGAGCTTTGGTAACTACGGCGGTAACTACGGCCCTCACCGGACCATCTCTTCTACTGCCTTTAAAGCGTCCGAGACGTCGGGGTGGATGTATCTTTGGGTAGTAGACAGCCGAGTATGCCGCATGATCTCCTGGATGACTGACGGCGCGACGTTTCCAAGTGCAAGGGCCGTCGCCGTGGTGTGCCGGCAGCTGTAGGGCGGCAGGTATCGTACGTTGGCACGCTGCAGAGCGAGCGCGTACTCCTTGCGAAAAGTGTCTGGGTGCATCGCAAGAAGCCTACCTGTATTTTCAGATGCCCGGTCCACCAGATCGACAAGCACGGGAACCAGGAAGGATGGGAAGACCATGGGAGTCTCCCTTCTTTTTTTCGTCTTGAGCCCGCATCCAACGATCTCATGTGTAGACCATTGTATCATACGCGGCTCCAACTTGTAAAGCTCTCCGGGCATCATACCTGTATAAATCATCAAAAGAATGTACCCCATGTTTTCGTTACCGGCCTTGTAGCTCTCCCACATGCGCCGGATTTCTGTCTCGGAGAAAGCTTCCATTTCTTTTTCTTCCAGCTTGGGCAGCCGGATGAACTCAGACAGGTTGCGCTGCACCTTACCTTCGGCCATGGCCAGCTTGTACAGGTGCGATAGCAGGACGCGCATGTCCTTCGCAGGGTAGTATGTGGTGGCATGTTCATCTACCGTCCTCTGCAGCTGCTCGATCGTCAGAGCGTCGATGCGTTGGTCTGCGATGCTGGACAACTTTTCCCATGCGATCTTGTACGCGGTTTGCTTGGACTTCCCGATGTCCAGCATCGCACCCTTAGACCAGGTGCGCCAGTACTCGCGCAGGGTAAACGCCGGCGCCTCTTTGCGCGGCGGATTGGCGGCATACTTGAGCGCGGCGGTCTTTGTCTTAAAGCCGTCCTTCGTCCGGCGCTTCTGGCGCAGCTTCCCGTCGTCGTCCAGGTATGTGCATTCTGTCCATACCGCGCGCCAGGTACTACCGCGCTGGACTGCGCAGCCCTGGCCGTTGCCGCGGGTCCGGGGTGATTTCTTTTCGACGTCCTGTTTTATGCCGCAGTAAGCACAAAAAAGAGCATCATCGGGTATGTCGGCTTTGCATTTGCGGCACTTCATTTTTGTTCTCTCCTTTTTTCATGCCTACTTCCAACAAGAGATCGTAAGTTCCGCCGTAAAAATGCGGCGCTTCTCTCCGTGAGGGACGATGTAGTCAATGGTAAGTTGCTTGACTCGTGCGTCATCCATGATATCCATCACTTCATCAACATATTCACTCGGAACTGTGCCAACACACTGTCCCAGGAGCAAAACACGAACCGCTTCTTCCCCGGCAATTTCGCAGCGCTCTAGTTGAGCGTCTAGTGTTGAAGCAGGATTGGCGAGTTGCTCATCATACGCTGCGGCGAGGATGCTTTGCCGAGAAGATCTATCCGGGTTCGAGAACGTCGTGTTTGCGACGGACATGGTGAGAAAGCCGTTTTCCTCTATCCAGCGCTTCCGCGCTTCTTCCTGCCTTCGCATTTTCTGGTCATGTTCGGCTTTTTGACGAGCCTTAGCTGCGGCTTCTTCTTGCTGAATTTTCTCGGCGCGTTTTTTGTATCGCCGTTCATTTTCGATCAGAAGGGAAACGCCAAAACCAGTGGCGGCACCAAGAATCGCCAAAACGCCCAAGGGAAGCGCAATGGAGATGAAGGGGATACAGACGCAAGCGACCAACGTAACAGTGATGAGAATTACGAGCCAGATCTTTGCCGCGAACGACATAGGACACTCCTCCTGTAGTTTATTTTGAAAAGCGTACATCCGGTAAAATCCACACTTTCCCCTTGCGTAACAATGCGTTTCGCTATATAATGGGATTACAAGAACACCAGTTCCCATTATAGAAAGAGGAGGGACTAAAGTGAGCGCGACCACATATCTTGAAGTCTGTTTGCCAAACCATCGAACGGTGGGGGAAATCGTGTTTATGGGAAAGCCGGAATTTGTTTTCAAGAATACTTGCGCTCTTCCGCGCTTTCAGAGTCGCCGTTGTGTTCTGCAAGCGCCGCGCGCAATACTTCGTCAACTTCGGGATCCGCAGCCAAAGATTCTGCCGTTTCCGGGACGCACGTGGCCTCGCACAGGAGAAGAAGCGCTTCCTTCACGTTTTCGGGAACCAAGGGTAACAGGGAAATAATGCGCTTGTCAAGGTCGGAAAGCTCTCGCTCTGCTTTTTGCAGCGCGGGAGCTTTTTCTTCTTGAGATGTTTCCAGCAACTCATCTGCGGAAAGCCCCAGCACAGATAAAAGCTGTTTGATGCTTAACACGTTTGGCTCTCGCGTCCCAATCTCCCAGCTTGTGATGGTGTTCTTTGATACCTTCATGATTTCCGCAAGTTCCCGTTGTGTCAACCCTTTGCGCGTGCGCGCTTGTTTTAACTTTTCTCCGAATGACATCCTTGTGGCACCTCCTACGCATTTATTATACAGGTTGAGAAACAAGCTGTAAAGAGGAAAGCACACAAGGCGTAAAACTTTTTCTACAAAGGGGGTTGACGCATCACACATAACGTGGTATCATACAGGCATGGAGTTACACGAAACGTGTGATGAAAGGGAGGTGAGACAATGTTTAGAAACATCAATGCCGAGCAGGCCCGACGTGGCGTCACTGATCAGGAAATCGCAGATCTGCTGGGGATCACGAGAAGCACTTACTCCAGAAAAAAGAACACCGGAAATTTCTCCTTAAGCGAAGTGCGCTTTCTGATGCGCTATTTCGACTGCGATTTTGACTATCTGTTTGCGATCGATCAAACGCAAGCTCACAACCACACCACCGTGTAAGCCACGACTAGAGATGCGATGGAGAGGAGGTGAGAAGATGCCTTCAGAGCAAAAGCTGACCGAACACGAAAAAAGAATGGCGGAAGAAATCTACCTGGCCGTGCATCGTGATGTGAGCAAAGTCATGGGAAACTACTTCGAGTATTTGCGCATCGCGACAAAAGCAAACACCAAAGCGAACTGGCTGATTCTGTGTAGCATTGCACTCATGTTTGCGGTTGTTGTCCTAGCGCTAGTGAAATGATCGAACCGACCCTCATCTTGATTGATTAGAAGGTGACTACATGGCACACGGCTTCTTAGGCCGGAACACCCGGCCACCTGACGACCTACGGTGTAGGCCCCTGAAAGAAAGCAGCAAGCGGACCGAGAAAGAACTCCACGAGCAGGCCAGCGATGAACGAGAGGACAGCAATTACAAGATTCCATACGGATATCTGATCTTGAAAGCGCTGATGTTTTTCCTGTTTGGCCTTTTCGCCGGCCTGCTCCTCAAACTCATCAAGGGCGTTTAACCCTTCGTTGGTAGCAATCCACGCCTTGATGTAGGGAATGCCCCCAGGTGTAAACCCTTGACCACGGGCGCTGACGAGCTTCGCCTTATAAAGCGCATTGATCTGCGCCCGTTCCTCGTCCGTCTGCGGTGCATATGGTTCCCTGCATTTGGACAGTATCCTATACTCCCTTCGAGTCAACACACAAAACACCCCCCTATATCCACATTCTACCATAAAAAAGACGAAGATGAAATTGCGGCGAAAACCTGCAAATTATGGAGGAGGAACAGTAATGCTCACCATGACAGATATCAAGAACCGCACAGACGCCACCATTACCCCCGCCGAAGCTGCGGCCGTGCTTGGCATGGCCCCGCAGCAGGTGCGGCTCCTGGCCCGTGAGCGGCCGGAGACCCTGGGGTTCCCCGTTATCACCTACGGCTCCCGTTGCCGTATACCCCGCATACCATTCATTAAGTACTTGGAGGGAGAGAAATGAACGACATCATCATCGACGCAGGCGAGTACATCATCCGCGACACCGACGCCCAGCGCTGGGCGGATCTGATGGCCATCCGGATTGACTGCAAGGAGGACAAGCCCCATGAGTGATATGACGAGGATCTATGTCTGCGATGGCGATCGTACTCGCGAGGCGACGGAGTTCTTCTTCGTCGAAGTCGACAAATATGGATTGCGCGTGGTAGGGAACGGCATCGAAGTGGCTGATGTTATGGGTGCGACGCTGCAAGCATGCTTCGACGAAGGCGCCACACGCTTCGAGGCCCTGCGCGTACTCTTCAAAGCCTGGAGGCGATCCCATGCGAAAGAATGACATCCGCCGCTTCCGCCTTGCGCGCGGACTCACGCTGCAAGATCTGGCCAGCCGCGCGGGCATCTCCACGGAACGCCTCGGACGGCTCGAAATTTCCGGCGCAACGCCCGATGCACACAAGCGCTGGACGATCGCCAACGCGCTCAAGGTGCGGATGGACGCAGTCTTTCCGGAGGTGGCGCGCGTCGCCAAAGAGTTTCGCCACAGCAAGCCGTACCCAGTGCAGGCGTACACCTACGACGATCTCATCTGGCTGGCAAACGTACAGGTGGGCGACCGGCTCATCGTAAAGCGTTCCGTCGGAGATACGCGCCTGGGCTTCCGGCTGGGAGATCCACCGAGCGAGTGCACGGTCGTGGAGACATCGAAATACTGGTTTCGCGTGCGCCTAGACAAGTCTGGCGCGTATGAGTGCTATAGCTATCACGCGATGATCGAGCCGGACACCCGGTTCCAAAGGAGGGAGACACATGCAGATCCATATCAATCTTTCTGACTACCCGCCCGAGGTCGCACGGGCAATTATGGCGGCGCTGAGCAAGGCTGTGTACGGCGGGGCCAAGGAGTCGCCGGCTCCGGCGCCTGTACCCGCACCGCCCCCGCCGCCTACTGAGCAGCCTTCTGTGGATGCTGCGGTGCAGCAGGCATTCCCCGGCGCGCAGGAGATCACCCTGGACACGGTGCGCACGGAGATGCGCAAGTACATGACGTCGCACAGCAAGGCGGAGGGACAGGCCGTCCTGTACAAGCACGGCGTGCGCAAGCTGACGGACGCTGACCCGATGGTGCTGGCGCAGATCTACGAGGAGGTGCGGGGCGATGCCAGGTAAACACGCGCTGCTGTCCGCATCCTCGGCGGCGCGCTGGCTCGCCTGCCCACCGAGCGCGCAGCTCTGCGCACAGTACCCCGAGGAGACGAGCCCGTTCGCAGAGGAAGGGACTTTCGCCCACGCAGTAGCCGAGTGTGTGCTCAAGCACTGGCTGCACCCGGAGCAGGGCGCCGGCCGGATGCAGGAGCTCATGTGCACCCCGCTGTGGTCGGAGAGCCTATACGAGGATGTGCAGGTATACACGGATCTGGTGCAGTCGAAGTTCGAGGCAGCGCGCAAGCGCGACCCTACCGCGGTGATCGGCATCGAGCGCAAGGTCCGCTTCGACCACTACGTCCCGGATGGCTACGGCACAGCAGACGCGGTGATCATCGGCTCGGGCGAGATGGAGGTCCTGGACCTCAAGTTCGGCCGCGGGGTGCGCGTGGATGCGGCGGGCAACCCGCAAATCCGACTCTACGCCCTGGGCGCGCTATGGGAGTATGATCTGCTCTACGACATCGACATGGTGCGCATGACGATCGTGCAGCCGCGCATCCCGGACGGCGTCACAGACGACGTGCGCAGTGTGGAAGCGCTGGAGACGTGGGGAGAGCAGGTCGTGCGCCCGCAGGCGACTCTCGCTATGAACGGCGAGGGCGAGCTGCAAGCCGGCGCGCACTGCCGGTTCTGCAAGCACCGCCACCGGTGCCGGGCACGCGCTGAGGCGGCCAAGCAGATCGTGAGAGAGGACTTTGCCTTGCGCACGGCCCTAACACCCGAGGAGATGGGACAGGCCCTGACAGAGGCGGAGCCGTACCTGGTGTGGATCAAGGACCTACAGGAGACGGTGCTGCACGATGTGCTGCAGGGCAAGGCCGTCCCCGGATGGAAAGCCGTAGAGGGCAGATCAACGCGCAAGTACGGCGATCCGCAGGCTGTCGCGCGCGCACTGGAGGCAGCCGGGTATGCGGACATCTACGAGCCGAAGACGCTGCTCGGGCTGACCGCACTGGAGAAGGCCGTAGGCAAAAAGAAGCTGAACGACCTCGCCGGCGCGTACATCCTCAAAACGCCGGGAAAGCCCACGCTCGCACCAGAGAGCGACAAGCGCCCGGCGATCCTCGAGGACAGCAAGACGGCTTTTGCCAGGGAGGAGGGAGCCTGATGGACGACTTTGGAGCGCGAGTGCGCAGCCTGAGAGAGGCGCGCGGCTGGACCCGTACAGACCTTGCGCGGCAAAGCGGAGTCACAAAAGACACGATCCGCAGCATAGAGACCGGAAGAACGCGGACCAACATCGTCACCGCGGAAGCGCTTGCAGAAGGGCTTGCCGTGCCGCTAAGCTCGCTGTTTGGAGATCCGATGCCTATGCGCATCACAGGCAAAACGGACGAGATCCTCAGCAAGCTCGCAGAGCTGCGGCATGACTTAGAGGAGCTTGAGTTCCTACTACAGACGAAAGAAGGAGAAAATCATGACTAGTACCCGTGTCGTAACCGGTAAAGTTCGCCTTTCCTATACGCATCTGGACAAGCCCTACGCGACCAGCGAGGGCCAGGACCCCAAGTACAGCGTTACGCTGCTCATCCCCAAGGGCGACACCAAGACCCTGGACAAGATCGCAAAAGCCCAGGCGGCGGCGCGCGACCATTTCCGCGCAAGAAACCCGCAGGTCAGCTTCCCCGACCGCCCGAAGACCACGCTTTACGATGGCGACGGCCAGCGCCCGGGCGGCGACGACTTCGGCCCGGAGTGCCGCGGCTGCATGGTGATGACTGTATCCTCCAAAGACGCGCCTGTGCTCGTGGACCGCGACCGCAACGACATCATGCGCGCCACGGACATCTACAGCGGCTGCTATGGCCGCGTGGACATGAACTTCTTCGCCTACTCCAACAGCGGCAACAAGGGCATCTCTGCGGCCCTGTTGGGCGTGCAGAAGCTCGCCGACGGCGAGCCCCTGGGCGGCGGCGAGCGCGGCAGCGCAGACGCCTTCAACGACGACTTCGAGGACGACGACGATTGGATGTAAAACCGGTCTCCGCAGGGGCGGGCAACCGCCCCGATTGGAGGTGAGCCGATGCAAAGACCGGCTTTGCAGTACGACGGAAAGGTCGCTATCGCAGTCGGACGCTCTCGTACGAGCAAGGACTGGAGCAATCAAGAAATGGACTGGTCTGCGCTGGCCGACCGGCTGTCTGAGCCGCGCAGGACCTTTGAGACGGCGGAAAACTATTTCCACCTACCCAAGAGCGAGCAGGGCAAGATCAAGGACGTTGGCGGGTTCGTCGGGGGTACGCTCTCCGGCGGGCGCCGTAAGGCAGAGGCCGTGGCGTGGCGCTCGCTCATCACGCTGGACCTGGACAACGTGTCTGGGGACCCCTGGCGGGCTGTAGAACGCGATCTAGGCTGCGCTGCGTGTCTGTACACTACCCACAGCAGCACGCCTCAGAAACCCCGCTACAGGCTTGTAATGCCCCTTGCGCGGCCCGTGCATGCGGACGAGTATGTCGCCATTGCGCGCCGCATAGCTGGGGACATCGGCATCGACCAGATGGACGACAGCACCTATGAGCCCTCACGGCTCATGTACTGGCCGAGCACGTCCTGCGATGGGCACTGGCGGTACGAGTACAACGACGGCCCGTGGATCGACCCGGACGCACAGCTCGCACGGTACGCAGACTGGCGCGATCCGTCCCAGTGGCCCCGTAGCGGCCGCGAGGACGAGAGCCTGCGCCGGCAGCTAGAGCGCTACCGTAAAGGCATGGAGACAGGCGACGGCCGCAAGACAAAGCCCGGCGAGAAGCTGGGCTGGGTGGGCGCGTTCTGCCGGGCATACACGGTGCCCCAAGCGATCGAGGCGTTCCTGCCCGATGTATACACCTACGCAGGGCGAGATCGTTACACCTACGCAGCCGGGTCCACGGTCGGCGGGCTCACGGTGTACGATGATGGCGCCTTTGCCTATAGCTTCCATGGGACGGACCCCGCGGGCGGGCAATTGCTCAACGCGTTCGACCTGGTAAGAATCCACAAGTTTTCCACAATGGACGCAGAAGCAGAGCCAGGCACGCCCATGAACCGCCTGCCCTCGTATCAGGCCATGGTGGACGCATGTAGGCTCGATGAGCAGGTACGCAGGGAGATGACAAGGGCAGCGTTTGCGGAGCCTGTGCAGGGCGCAGACGAGCCCACAGAGGCACCCGCAAACGACGACGCTTGGCTCGGTGAGTTGGCCCTAGACAAGCGCGGGAGCGTGCTGGCCACAAGCCCGAATCTTGAGCTGATCCTGGAGCATGACGCAGGGCTTGCGGGGGGCCTCGGCTATGATGTGTTCCGCGGCCGGCCATGGGGGAGTGCGAACCTGCCTTGGCGGGAAAAGGATGGAGACTGGACGGACGCAGATGATGCCTCACTGCGCGTATACGTAGAGAAGCGATACAACATCTACCACGTCGGGAAGGCCATGGACGCCCTATCCGACGTGATGCAGGCGCACCGGTTTCACTCTGTGCGCGACTACCTCGACGGACTGTCGTGGGACGGCGCGGAGCGGCTGGACACGCTGCTGATCGACTGGCTGGGCGCAGACGACACGCCCTACACACGAGCCGTGACGCGCAAGGCGCTCGTCGGCGCCGTGGCGCGGATCTATGAGCCGGGCATCAAGCACGACCACATGCTAGTGCTCATCGGCGCGCAGGGAGCGGGGAAAAGCACCTTGCTGGCAAAACTCGGCGGGAAATGGTTCTCCGACAGCCTGCGCACTATCGACAACAAAGATGCCTATGAGCTCCTCCAGGGTGCGTGGATTATAGAGCTGGCAGAGCTGTCAGCCATGCGCAAGGCGGAGTCGGAGAGCATCAAGCAATTTCTATCAAAGCAAAACGATATGTTTCGCGCGTCCTACGGCAAACGCTGGGAGGATCATCAACGAGAATGCGCATTCTTCGGTACGACGAACGATGCGGAGTTTATCCGCGACTCCACGGGCGGCCGGCGTTTCTGGCCCGTGATGACCGATGAGCTGCCTCGAAAGTATCCGAACCTATGGGAGGACTTCACAGAGGAGATCCGCGGCCAAGTGTGGGCTGAGGCCAAAGCGCGCTATAAAGCCGGCGAACCGCTGTATCTTGTGGGAGCAATTGCGAAGGCAGCAAAGGCCGAACAGGAGATGCGCACCGAGGAGATCTTGAAGACCGAGCCCATCCGGCAGTATCTGGACATGCTCCTGCCGGACGGCTGGGATAAGATGAGCATACAAGAGCGGAGAGAGTACGTCGCGGGGGTGGGGCTTCGCCCCAGGGAACCGGGTACACACCGGAGAGATCGCGTGTGCGTGGCCGAGATCTTCGTGGAGCTCTTCGGCCGAGACCTGCAGTATGTCGAGCAAAGAGAACGACGGGAGGTGATGGACGTGATGCGGCGCATGCCTGGATGGAAGGAGATTGGGAGCACAGCGCGTTTCGGGCCATACGGAATACAGAAAGGGTTCTATCGCTGCTGTAAACCAGATCAGTATACACAGCTATCATTGATTTACGCGTCGGTCGACGCCGAAAATCCCTAAATTCTCATATATATTACCATATGTAAACTGTGTAAACTGACTTATATAAATAAGCTGAGAATGCGATTTAGAGAAAATCAAAAAACGACCATTGCCTAAACGCCATTTTTAATCTTTATAGAAAAACCGGTTACGCCAGTTTGCAGTTTACACATAAGGAGGTGATCACATGCGCGAGAGCACAATCGAGGCATTGCTCGTCCGGTCTGTACGTCAGGCCGGCGGCAGGTGCTACAAGTGGGTATCCCCGGGGAACTCCGGTGTCCCCGATCGGATCGTATTTCTGCCGAGCGGTAAAGTGATCTTCGTTGAGCTCAAGACAGAGAGGGGACGAACATCGGCCCTCCAGGACTGGCAGATCGGCACACTGCGCGGCTTGGGACAGGCGGTCCGGGTCCTACATGGTCGGCACGAGGTAGAGCTTTTCATTCAGAGGGAGGTGATGAGATGCAATACAAGCCCCACCACTATCAGGAAATCGCAACGGCCATGATCATTAATCATCCGTACTGCGCGCTGCTACTGGACATGGGGCTCGGTTAGGCAAAACCGTGTCCACGCTGACGGCGATTAGCCTGCTGTACGACATGATCGAGATCTCGCGGGTGCTGATCGTAGCGCCCAAGCGCGTGGCGCAGCACACATGGCCGGACGAGATCCGCAAGTGGGACCACCTTCAGCACCTCCGCTGCTCCGTTGCCGTCGGCACAGCCGATGAGCGCCGGGCGGCGCTGGCGGCAGACGCGGACATCTACGTGATCAACCGGGAGAACGTCCCCTGGCTGGTCGAGGAGATCGGGCGCAAGCCATGGCCCTTTGATATGGTGGTATTGGACGAGCTGTCCAGCTTCAAGAGCGCAAAGGCGCAGCGCTTCCGGGCGCTGCGCCGGGTGCGGGGTGGCATGGACCGCGTGGTCGGGCTGACCGGAACGCCGGCGCCTAACGGCCTGCTGGATCTCTGGCCGCAGATGTACCTGATCGACCAGGGCGCACGGCTGGGCCGAACCGTGACCGGATACCGGGAGAGGTACTTCACGCCGGACAAGCGCAACCGGATGCAGATCTGGACCTGGAAGCCCAAGCCTGGCGCGGAAGCAGAGATCTATGCGGCCATCTCAGACATCGCACTGAGTATGAAGGCAAAGGACTTACTGGATCTCCCGGAGCGCACTGACGTGGATGTGCCTGTGGCGCTGTCAGCGCCCGCCAGACAGGCCTATGACCGGATGGAAAGGGAATTGGTCCTCCAGCTTCCGGAAGGCACTGTACAGGCATCACATGCCGCCACGCTGCTGAACAAGCTGCTGCAGATGGCAGGCGGGTGCGCGTATGGCGAGGACGGTGCGGTTGTGCCAGTGCATGAAGCAAAGCTCGATGCGCTGGAAGACTTGGTGGAGCAGGCCAACGGGAAGCCGGTGCTGGTGTACTACGGCTACCGGCACGAGCGCGATCGGATCATGGAGCGTATCCCGCAGGCGGAGGACCTGGACCCAGAACGCTGGTGTGCGGGCGAGCAGTCTGTCGCGCTGGCGCATCCCGCATCCTGCGGGCATGGGCTTAACCTCCAGGCGGGAGGGAGCATCATGGTGTGGTATACACTGCCGTGGTCGCTGGAGCTCTATGAGCAGGCAAATGCCCGGCTGTACCGACAAGGGCAGACAGAGCCGGTGCGGATCTACCACCTGATCGCCTCGGGTACGGTGGATGAGCAGGTAAAAGCGGCGCTGCAGCGCAAGAGCATTGGACAGGATACGCTGCTGGAAGCGCTGAAAGCGAAAGTAAGGAGGAGCGAATCATGATTATTCTGCCGCAAGGCTGGCGCATCGACGCAGACAAATACTGCTGTATCCTGCACGTGCCGAGAAAAGGCAAAGACGGGAAGGAACTCAAGACAAACGAGACTTATCACGCCACGCTCGCGCAGGCACTCGAACGCTACTACAAAACCAGAGCGCGGAAGATGGTCGCCGACCGGGACATGCAGCTCGAAGAGGCGCTCGCAAAAGTCAGTGATCTGACAGAGGAGGTCCGCAGGCTGCGTGAAAGCGTGGAAAAGCTGGAGTTTTCCAGCAAGGAGGTGTAAACGATGGTAGAACCCACCCTAGACTGGGAGCAGGTGGCCAGGGAGGCCAAGGAAATTGCCGACGCACACGGATGGAACGATCCGCCGGAGGACGATGCCACGCACGCGGTGAACGTGTTGTGCGAGCTGTTCGAGGCGTGGCAGCTCTACCGCGCCGGGCACGAGGTGGACGAGCCGATCACCTGCGAGGGCGCAGGCTGCCAGATGCGCGAGGTGTGCAAGAAGCCGTGCGAGCAGTACAAGCCCTATGGCATTGCCGTAGAGCTGGCGGACGCGGTGCTACGGGTGTTGAGTAGGACGGGAGAAATTAGAGGGCCGATGACGATGTTCCGCGCGATGACGGCCGCAGACAAGAGAGGCACACACTCCGGCATGGACGGGCTTGAAGATCTCATTTTGTGCAGTATGGATATGATCGATGTGTGGCCGGAGTACGGGGTGGAAGATGCGGCTAAGGGCATCATCATGTGGTGCTGGGAGCACGGCATCCCAATCGAGGACGCCATCCAGCAGAAGATGGAGTATAACCGCACAAGGCCGTGGAGGCATGGAGGGAAGAGAGTATGACGCAGGAAGAGCTGAACAGGATCTTGGACAAGCATAGAAAATGGCTGAACCATGGAGATGGCAGCAAGATGGCCAACCTTTGCGGAGTCGATCTCAGCGGGGCGTGCCTCGTCATGGCGAACCTTCGCGGGGCCAACCTTAGCGAGGCCGATCTCAGCAGGAGCAGACCTACGCAAAGCAGACCCACGCAAAGCAGACCTCCGCGGAGCAGACCTACGCAGAATCGACCTCTACGGAGCCGACCTCAGCGAGGCCAACCTCAGCGGGGCCGACCTCGATTACTTCTGCTGGCCGCTGTGGTGCGGATCGCTGGATGTGAAAGTCGATGCACGAATCGCCAGGCAGTTGGCATATCATTTCTGCCGATTGGACTGCGATGATCCGGAGTATCTGGAAGCGCGTAAAGCGATTGCGGAGTTTGCAAACGGTTTTCATAGGGTCGATGAGTGCGGGAGGATTGAGGCATGACACCACAAGAGTATATCGATCGTGAGCGCCGTCGCGCGTGGACGAACCTCAAGCGCGCCAACGAGCGCAGGGACGAAAAAGCCGCCGAACGCCTGTCGGAAAAGCTGGAAGTGTTGAAGGAGATCGAAAACGGCCTTGAAACGGTCGCCTGGCGCAGGACGCAGGCTTGCCACCTGATGCGCGCGGCGGCAGAGGCGCTGGCGGCAGAGGACTCAGGGGATGCAGATGCAGCGATTGCCGCCGTCGTGGATGGCGAGGAGTACACCATGCAGGACATTGTGTTCGGCATGTACGAGCTGGTGAGTGCATGGGAGGGGGATAGAGATGATTAAGCATTTTTGCGACCGCTGTGGGAAACAAGTTACAACGCGGAACTACATGCGCATTACCGTGTGCGGCATATGGCGTGGGACCCTGGAAAACGTGGAGCTGTGCGAGGACTGCATGCCCATAGTCCTCGGGCAGCACAACCTAGATAAGCTCAAGGCGTATGAAGCGGAGCGCAAGGCTCGTGCAGAAGCGCGGAAGAAACTGCGCGCTGCGAAAGCGCAGCAGAATGCCGAAAACGCTGCCGAAAAGCAGTGGGACGAAGACGTGTTCGAGGAGGGGAAGCTATGACGCGGGAAGAAGCAAGAAAACACATGATGTTGTGGGTTTACAGCCTAGATGATATGCCGCCCAAGCAGGTGATGGAGGCATTGACGATGGCCGCGGACGCCCTCCGCCCCATCAGCCGGAAGCGGGTGGAGAAGGCGTGGAGGGGATGCAAGTATTGCGACGAGGAATGGGGAACTTGTGATCCAATTACCAACCGGTTCACAATGCCTCCAAGAGGCGGCATACGGTTTTGTCCGATGTGTGGCCGTCCCCTAACGGACGAGGCCGTGCAGATGGTGATGGAGAGATTGGAGGCGCTACGCGGTGAAACAGAAACCGATTGAGTTGATGCACTATTCATTCGGGGAATCGGAGGGCAACATTTGCGGTACATGCTGTAACTTGCGAATCGTGCAGTACAATGACAAGCGGTTGCACAAATGTGTGGCATATGGGGGATTCCACAGTAGCAAAGCAGATTGGGCAATGCGCTGGCCTGCGTGCGGGCTGTATGGGAAACCGGTATCGCAGCAGATGGTTTCAGATACAGCAAAGCGCACATTCGCGAGGATAGGTATTTGTAAAGATGATGACCGCTCAACGGAAGGACAGATTGAAATGGAGGCGCTGAAAGATGGCTGATATTTGCAGCATCTGTGCTTTTGAGGATGCTTGTCCAAGCGCACATTTCAACAAAACGGAATCAAGCATCTGCGCTTTTTATAAAAGTCTGCAAAAAGACAAATCAGATGGCACATATTGGAGGGAGGCGCTGAAAGATGAGACCGATTGATGCTGACGCCTTTATGAAGCAGCTCGAAAAGAAAAAGTGCCGGGAGATCAACAGAAAGTTCTTAGATGGTTTTAACGATTGCATGATGCGGGTGCGGTCTATGGTGCATTCTGCGCCCACCCTCACCCTGCCGAGTGAGTGGGTGAGCGCGGAAGACGATCCACCCAAACTTACTGGAAAATATATCTGTTGTGTAGAGGACATACATGGACATATGTGGAGTATTTCAGCAGATTATCTTTTTGAAATGAAAACATGGGTAGGTGAATTTGGAGAAATAAAAAATAAAGTTGTTTTTTGGATGCCACTCCCGAACCCGCCCGACGTGTAAGGTTTTCCGACAGGTTAAGATGATGAAGAGATTAGAGGAGGTAAAATGTTAGAAAATGAAGTTTATAACAGACCTTTTTCGAGACATAACAAAAACTTATGAATGTGCTTGTTCTATCACTTACAATAGTAATAAAACTGAGTTAGATCGATCAAAAGAAGAAAGGAAAGAAACGATGATCAAGCTAAAAAGGTGTCCGCATTGTGGAAGCGAAGTTGTTCTTTGCAAGATAAGTGGATATACGTATTATGAATTTTCCGTTGTTTGTACTGGATGCGGTTTAGAAACTAGAGCTGTTGTGAATCCTCAAGCACAGTGTATTTTCGACATGGCCGAGGCTGTAAAAATGATAGCTGAGAAGTGGAATAGGAGGGATGAACCTAATGAAGATCTCGCAGAAAACCGTGGACGCGATCCGGGCTGAGTACATGCCGTATGACAGGAAGCGCGGCGCACGGGCGCTTGCAGAAAAGTACGGGCTTAGTGAAAATTACGTTTGGTTGATTGTGACGAATCGAGCAAGGAAAACGAGAAGAGGTAGCTATACGAAAGGAGATAATGAGACGAGATGAAAAAGCGTATTCTTATGGTGTTTGGTGTTGTTTTTTTGCTGTGCATGCTGAGCGGATGCACAGAAGCGGACAAGGTAAATTCGAACCTCTCCAAGCAAGCGCAGTATTTCGAGGTAGAAAGACGTATCACAGTATATAATGCGCGCACTGATACTATCATTCTTTATGCTGAGGGGTTCATGGACATCTCCAACAACACATCTAGAGAACTCGTTGTGACAGTTAAGACTGGCCCGAATGAGTACAAGAAAAATTACATCTACCTGAACGAGTATACATTATACGTCGTGGAAGATATTACCGGCACGCATACAGATCCCTATCATTACGTACTGCACTTCCATACAGAATTCCCCGTGACAGTTACGACTAAGCCGTAAAGGAGGAATGGAGATGGCAAAGATCATTGATGGAGACGCTATGAAAGAACACGCTAGAGAGATGGCTAGAGAATGGCGCAGGCTTGGGCTTGAATCTGATGCGAGATTTATGGTAGATGTGATAGATCTTATGTATGGTGAAATGCCAGATGTTTCGCCTGCAAACGATGCTTCTTGCGAAGGGTGTATTGTGAAAGACGAAGCGTTTTCACTGTGCATGTTTTGCAGGCTGTCGGAGACGACCAGGGATCACTATAGAGCAAAGGAGGATAAAAAGTGAAAATCGAGCTTTTGGAATACCCAACTGAAAAAGACTGGATGGAGGTAAAACGGCGTGCGCTTGTGACGGTAGGGAAAAAGCCGGTTAACCCACCGGATAGCGAGTGGAAGAAAAAAATTCTTTACGCTCGGCATTCGCCCATTCGCTACTTACGGTTCTCGTTCTACCTTGAGATTCCATACTACGTTAGTGTTCATCTTGCCAGGCATGTGCATGCACAGCCGTACATACGCAGCCAAAGGAACGACAGGCAGGACGCCTACGACCGCTGTGCCGCGCGGCAGGATGCGCCGGTGGCAATGATTTGGGATCTCAATGCCGAAGAGCTGATGGTAGTGGCGAACAAGCGGTTGTGCCTAAAGTCGGATCCGGCGACGCGTGAAGTTGTGGAGCGGATGAGTGAGTGTTTGCGAGATGTCGCGCCGGAGGTGTTTGATATGATGATGCCTATGTGTACATACACTGGTGGTGTGTGCTACGAGATGGAACCGTGCGACGAAGGGGGAGCACATGGAAAAAGCTGAAAGGGATGCGATTGTGCGTCGGCTTTGGGCATGGGGCAGCGCGCTTGAGGACTGTGAGCGCAAGCAGCGGGAGATCACGCGTTTGCTTGAGCAGGCGGACAACGCAGATGTGATGCTGCGTGCGCAGGTGCTTACGGCTATGCCCAAGGGATCCGACGTGGGCGATCCTACGTGCAAGGCCCTGCTGATGCGAGATGAAGCGCTCCGGCGCGTGGATCAGCTGCTGGATGAGATCAACACGATCATGGCGGGCAAGGCGGACACGGACGCGCAGGTGGAGCAGCTAGAGCCGCATCTGAAGCGTTTGCTCTATCTCCGGTATGTACGAGGATGGGGACTGAGTTACCGCATTCCGCAGGTGATGCACGCAGACCGGCGCACTGTGTATCGTTGGCATGAACAGGTTCTTGAAAAGATGTCCCAAAATGTCCCATAACTTGTGGTACACTAGTATCGTGGATCAGGGGGCGGAAGATCCGCAGCCGGCGTTTCGCATGTGAGCACCTCCTTTATCACTCTCTTTCTGGGGCGAAGGCAGCTACGAGTTGTAGCTGCCTTCGCTTTTGTGCGGATATGGTAGATGCAAAGAAACTTATAGATGCGGGCAAAGAGCATAGCTTTTACCAGTCCATGGACTGGCTGCGTGTGCGGGCAAAGGTTCTGAAGCTGGATCGATACGAGTGCCAGGCATGCAAGGCAAAGGGAAGATACTCGCCGGCTACACATGTGCACCATGTCAAGCACCTCAAGGACAGGCCGGACCTTGCGTTGTCCATCTATGATGAGGACACAGGAGAACGTCAACTCGTGAGCCTATGCTTTGAGTGCCATCGCGCGGAGCACCCAGAGATGCAGCGTGCGCACCCAAGCAAGCCGCGATTCTCCACGCGCGAGAGATGGGACTGATATTTCGTGTTCCAAGAAGCCCCCCCTCGAAAAAACGGGGTTTTTAGAGGGGGTTCGGACTCGCGGGAGTCCGTGACAAAACCGCGATTTCCGTGCGCGCGTGCAAAAAAGGAGGGTATTTTGTGACGAAAACGGAAACTAAAACGAAGATTCGTGTTGATCTGCTCGACCAGATGCAGCGCCGGGGATTGTACGGTAAACAGTACGAGGATCTCGTCGAGGACTACATCGCGTTGTGGGACGTGAAGGAAAAGCTCATCGCTGACATCAAGAAGCGCGGCGCCGTGGTGGACTATGTATCCAACAACGGTACGACCAACAAGCGCAAGAACGACTCCGTCGGTGATTTGCTCAAGGTGAACGGCCAGATGCTCAAGATCCTGGACGCCCTGGGGCTCGACCCGGAGGCGGATGAGGCGGCCCTCATCGATGACGAGATGTGAGCATGTAGACAGCTACATCGCCGCCATCCGCGCCGGGAATGTCCGCGCCTCACACGAGATGTTTCAAGCCTGCGACCTCGTGGAACGAAAGCTCGCAGATCCGGACGTGTACATCGACACCGCTCAAACGGATAAGGCCATCGAGCTTATACAACGGTACTTCGGGATCACGCTCTTTCCATGGGAGCGTTTCGTGCTCGCCCTCGTCCATGCGTTCCATCGCTCCACCGGTATGATCGTGTGGAGTGAGTTCCTGATCATGATGGGCCGTGGCAATGGCAAGAACGGGTTCATCTCCGGTCTCGCTTGGTATCTCACGACGCGATATCACGGGATTAAGGGATACAACGTGGACCTGATCGCCAACGCTGAAGACCAGGCGAAGACGTCCTTCGACGATGTTTATCAGATGCTCGAGGATACCGCGGCAAAGAGCAAGCGCTTTTTCTACTGGACAAAAGAGCAGATCATCAACACGGACACGCGCAGCTACATCAAGTACAACACCAGCAACGCCCGGACGAAAGACGGCAAGCGCTCCGCCTGCCTGATCTTCGATGAGATCCATGAGTATGAGAACAGCGACACAATCAAGGTCTTCCGCTCCGGCTTCGGCAAACGCCCGAACAGCCGGGTTTTTTACATCACGACGAACGGCTACGTCCGCGACGGCGTGCTTGACGAGCGCCTGCGCATCGCGCACGACGTTTTGAACGAGGAGATCAAGGATTCGCGGCTCTTGCCGCTGATCTACAAGATCGACGACCTCGCAGAGGCGGACGACCCGGACATGTGGGAGAAAGCAAACCCTTCACTGCCGTACCTGCCGAACCTGCGCGCGGAGATGGAGGCCAACGCCACAGAACGCGCATACGATCAGGCCGTTATGCTGGACTTCTACACGAAGCGCATGAACTGGCCGCTCGCGGATCCTGAGATCGCGGTGACAGACTATGACAACATCAAGGCCACGAACCGCCCCTTGCCGGATCTTCGCGGCTGGTCCTGCACGGTCGGGATCGACTATGCGGAGCTGTCGGACTGGGCAGCCGTCAATGTGCACTTTCGGCGCGGCTCCGAGCGGTATGACATCAACCATGCCTGGCTTTGCAGGCAGTCAAAGACACTCTTCCGCATCAAGGCGCCCTGGGAGGGCTGGGCGCGGCAAGGCCTGCTGACGGTCGTGGACGACGTAAGCATTCATCCAGACCTGCTCGCGGAATATATCCGCGACGCGATGCGAAAGTATAACGTCCGCATGCTGGCCATGGACCACCATCGCTGGACGCTCGTTTCGGAGTCCCTGCGCAAGATCGGATGGGACGCGACGGACAAGACCCGCGTCAAGCTCGTCCGGCCCTCGGATATCATGCAGGTGGACCCCGTGATTCAGGAGTGCTTCGCTCGTGGGCTCTTCGCCTGGGGAGACAACCCCTGCCTGCGCTGGGCGGTAAACAACACCAAGCGCGTGCGTGCCTCGCGCTCGCTCGGCGTGGAGACGGGAAACTACATCTACGCCAAGATCGAGGCGAAGAGCCGCAAGACAGACCCGTTCATGGCGCTCGTGGCGTCCATGGTGATCGAGCCGGTGCTCGGCAATGGGCAGCGCGCGTCGATCCCGCCGATCGGTGCGATCGTGTTGTAAGGAGGTGAGAAAAATCGCTATCAATTTTTTCAAGTGGCTGACGGGCAGCCGTCGAGCTGTGACAATCCCGATCGAGGAAAAGTGCAAGGAACTTTATGACGCGGCAGCAGAATATTCCTTGCTCAACCTCTGCTATGGCATCTGCGTGGACATGATCGCAAATGCCCTCGGGCGCTGCGAGTTTCGCACCTACATGGACAACGGGGAGACGCAGGGCTCAGAATATTACCTTTGGAACATTGAGCCGAACGTGAACCAAAACTCGACCATGTTCCTGCACAAGCTTGTGCACCAGCTCTACTGGAAAAACGAGGCGCTCGTGGTCACGATCCGCCGGCGGGACACGCAGGGCGATGCGCTCATCGTGGCAGACTCCTGGGATCCGCCGGAGAATGGTCCGGCACGGCGCAATGAGTACAAAAACGTCACGGTCGGCGAGTTCTCATTTTCTAAGACCTTCTCGGAGTCGGATGTGCTGCACCTAAAGCTGAACCATGTGGACATCAAGCCATACCTGACAGCGGTGTCCCGGGCGTATGAGCGCATGGTGACGACCGCGCAGACGCTTTATACATGGGATCGCGGGCAGCATTGGAAAGTGCACGTCGCGGGCGTCGCCAACGGCGACGACGACTTCATGAAGAACTTCTCCGACTACGTCGATAAGCAGGTGAAACCGTTCTTCAACAATCAAGCGGCAGTCTTGCCGGAGTTTGACGGCTGGGCTTTCGAGCCCGTGCGGAGCTCCGGCAATGCGTCCTCGGACACACGCGACATCCGCGCGATGATCGAGGATGTTTTTGATTTCGCCGCGCGTACGCTGATGATCCCGGCGGTGCTGGTCAACGGCACGGTCGAAGGTACGGCGGATGCGAACTCGCGCTTCCTGTCTTACTGCCTGGACCCGCTTTGCGACCAGCTGCAGGAGGAGATCGTGCGCAAGCGCTACGGTTATGACGAGTGGCGGCGGGGCAACACCCTGCGCGTGGACTCGTCCAGCATCCTGCACTTCGATTTGTTCTCCAACGCGGCCAACATCGAGAAGATCATCGGCAGCGGCACATTTACCATCAACGATGTGCGCAGGGCGGCAAACCAGGCCCCGATCGACGCCCCCTGGGCGAACGAATCGCACATGACCCTCAACATCGCGCGGGCCGATCAGGCTACGCGCACACTTTCTACGGAAGGAGAAAGCAATGATTCATAAGCGTATGTGGGAACTCAAACAGTCCGCATCGCCCGGCACGCTCGACCTCTACATCTACGGCGACGTCGAGAGCGACGACCCGGGCGGATGGTTCTCTGATCCTAAAGAGAGCGAGACCAGTGCCAACGCCCTGCGCGATGCGCTGGCTCAGCAGCCGAATGCACAGCAGATTAACCTCTACATTAACTCCTACGGCGGCTCCGTTTTCGAGGGCACTGCCATCTATAACCAGCTTCGCCGGCACCCGGCGCACAAAACGGCGTACATCGACGGCTTTGCCTGCTCGATCGCATCTGTGATCGCCATGGCGGCAGACGAGATCGTAATGCCCCGCAACGCGATGATGATGATCCACAACATGTGGATGGGCGCGGTGGGTAACGCCGATGAGTTGCGCAAGGCTGCGGAGGATCTAGACAAGATCAACGCCGCCGGCCGCGAGGCGTACCTCGCAAAAGCAGGGGACAAGCTCTCGCCCGAGCAGCTGGTGGAGATGCAGAACCGCGAGACCTGGCTCACCGCCGAGGAGTGCATGCAGTATGGCCTTGCGGACCGGTACGCGGACAAAGGCGCGGATATGAGCCAGGCTGCGGAGATCCTCAAGGCCGCAAACGGACAGCTTGCCCAGCAGCTTGCAGCCCGCGTCTCGCTCTCCGCGCAGATGCGTGCGCTGCAGGAGCCGCATCCGCCCGACCCCAAGGAAAAGACCATTAACCCGATTCTAAAACTCTTCGAAAGGAGCATGTAATCAATGCGTTCTAACGACATCCAGACCCGGCGCGACGAGCTTCGCGCCAAGATGCAGCAGGCCATCAAGGCCGGCGACGTGGACGGTTTCTTTGCCAGCTTCGACGACATGCAGCATGAGATCGAGCGCGACATCAAGGAGCAGTACCAGGAGGCCCTGGAGGGCGCGCGCAGTGAGACGGACTCTCGTGTGCTGGCCGCCCGCGGCGTCCGCCAGCTGACGAGCAAGGAGCTCGACTACTACAACAAGCTGTCCCAGGCTCTTAAGAGCCGCAACCCGCGCCAGGCGCTGACCGATCTGGACGTGGTCATGCCGGAAACGGTCATCGACTCTGTATTTGAGAACCTGCAGACGGAACATCCGCTGCTCTCCAAGATCAACTTCATCTCCACCACCGCCGCGATCAAGTTCCTCTACAATACCAACGGTTACCAGGAAGCGCAGTGGGGCCAGCTCTGCGACGAGGCCGTCAAGGAGGTCGTGTCCGGCTTTAAGGAGATTGACACCGGCCTGTTCAAGCTGTCGGCCTTTATGCCGGTCTGCAAGGCGATGCTTGACCTTGGTCCGCAGTGGCTCGACAACTACGTCCGGCAGGTGCTCTATGAAGCGTTCTCGAACGGCCTGGAAGCGGCGACCGTCAATGGCGACGGCAACAACAAGCCCATCGGCATGACCCGTCAGGTGGGCGATAGCGTATCCGTCTCCGGCGGCGTGTATCCGCTCAAGGAGGCTATCAAGGTCTCCGACCTGAGCCCCGCCACTCTGGGCAACCTGATCTCCCTGATGGCGGTGGATCCCAACGGCAAGTTCCGCAGGGTAACCGATCTGATCCTGGTCGTCTCCCCGCAGGATTACTTCCAGCGCATCATGCCGGCTACGACCATCATGGCCCCGGACGGCACGTTCCGTAACGACGTCCTGCCCTACCCGGTGACGATCATTCAGTCTGCGGCGCTGGACAACGGCGAGGCGGTCCTTGGCATGGGCTACCGCTACTTTGCTGCCGTCGGTTCCTCGCCCTCTGGCAACATCGAGTACAGCGATCACTATCGCTTCCTCGAGGACGAGCGCGTTTATCTCATCAAGGGCTACGCGAACGGCCGGCCTCTGGATAACAACTCCTTCCTGCGCCTGGACATCTCCGGCCTGCAGCCTGCGGTACTCAAGGTGCAGACGGTCGAGGCTCCCGCGGCGAGCAACGACGCGACGCTGACGGGCCTGACGATCGGCAACCTCACGCTTAACCCTGTGTTCGCAAGCGGCACTACGACCTACACCGCTTCGACTACCAACGCGACCAACATCGTGCGCGCGGTCCCGACTCATGCAGGCGCAACCGTCGCGATCATCAACAAGGACACCGACGGCAGCGATCAGGCGGAGGTGGCCAACGGCACGGCGGCGACCTGGTACACCGGTTCCAACACCCTGACCATCACGGTCACTGCTGCGGACGGTGAGACCACGAAGGCCTACACCGTGACCGTTACCAAGTCCTAATGACCCGGCGCGAGGTGCCGGAGCGGCTGCTCGCTGACATTAAAAACTACCTGAACATCACCTGGGACGACGAGGCCACGGACGACAAGCTCCGTGGCCTTATCGCGTCCGGGGCGATGTATCTGGATAGCAAGTATGGCGAGACGGCGGACTACACGGCAGACGGGTCTCCGCGCACGCTGCTGATGGAGTATGTGCGCTATGCCAACGACAACGCGTTAAGTGACTTTGAAAAGAACTACATGAGCTTGATCTTGATGATGCAGCTCGAAAGGCAGGTGGCAGCCCATGCCGGAGAAGCAGAAAGCACAGGCGTATAACGACGGCTGGCTGGCAGTGTACCGCGTGAAAGAGCCTACGGCATATGGCCGTGTAACCGCGGACGACCTGGAGCTCGTAGAGCCGTACCGGCGGTACGCGGATAGAAAGCTCGGCATGACGCAGTTTTTCACAGGCTATGCAGCGGGACAGAACATCGAGAAGGTCGTGCGTGTGCCGCTGCGGCGCGGCCATGAGATGCACGTGAACGATGTGGTGCTGCTGCTGGGCGCGTCGGCGAAAGCTGGTGTGTACTACACGATTCGGCTCTCTCAGCCCGACACGCAGAACGGGTGGGAGGATCTGACGCTGGAGGTGCTGCAAGTTGACCAGGGATAATCTTTGGGCCCTGCTGCAAAGCGCGGTCCCCGGCATCCGGCGTGTGGCGCGCGCGGATGTGTTTGAACCGGCGGTAATTTACAGGGAAACGTTGTCGCCGCAGGGGAGCCATCGGGTGTACCAGTACAGCCTGAACATCGCGGTTCCTCTCGAGCGCATGCCGGAGGAGCTGCAGGATGATGCGCGTGTGATCGCGCTGCGCAAGGTATGCCGTGAAAACGGTATCGCTTGGCAGCACACGCTCTCGGCAAATGATGAGTTGGGTTGCCCGGTGTATGACTGCATGATCACGGTCGAAAACCTCAAGGAGGACTGAGTATGCCGCGACTATCTTCGGAAGGCATAGACGCTCTGGCGCGTGAGCTCGAGCAGGAGCCGCTGCGCGCGGCGCTGCTGACGCCGAAGATGCTGTTCGCTGGCGCCGAGGTTGTCCGACAGGGCTGGAAAAAGGCTGCGGAAGAAAACAAGTTCCGTCGCACGGGCGGACTTATCGCGGCGATCAACTACGCCCGGAGCGTGAAAAAGTTGGCCGATGCAAAATATGTCGAGATTTATCCGCAGGGCAAAAACTCGAAGGGTACGAGGTATTCGGCTATTGCATACATCCTGCACTTTGGCACAATGGGCAGCCAGGCGCTCAGCAACAGCGCGTCCGCGCGCGCGGCACGTCTGGCACGCAAGCGGCTGCGAGAAAAGAAATACCCCGGCCGGCCGGGCATCCCTGCGACGCTGTGGGTAAATCGCGCGGAGGAGCTGTCCGCGGATGCAGCAGTCGAGGAGATGCGGCGCATCTGGTCGGCCGGTTAGAGAAAGGAGAAAGACAAAACGATGAATGGAAATAGAGCCTACTGGGACGTAAAGCGATTCTGCGTTGCGTCTGCAGAGCTGGCAGAGAATGGCGAGTCCATCACTTATACGAACGGCGCAATGGCCTGGGACCTGATCGGCGTGAGCATCACGCCCAACGTGATCTCCGCGCCGCACACGTCGGAGACTGGCGGCCGCAAGGTGCGCTATAAGTCCCTTGGCGCGGACATCTCGGTGGATCACGAGCCCGAGACGCTGGACAAGCGCGCGCTGCTCTTCGGGCATACGATGGACAGCGGCAGCACGAAGGAACTGGCCTACGGCATCCAGGACACCCCGAAGCATGTCGGCGTGACGTTCTACCGTACGCTTAACGACGATACCTACGAAGGCGTGTTCCTGCCCTGGGCGATCTTCTCGGAGGGTACCGCAGAGGCGCAGGCAGCGTTGGAGGGCATCACTTATTCGACGCCCACGACCACCGGCAGCGCGGAGGCGGACCCGACGGGCAAATACCAGTACATCAAGAGCTTCGCAACGGAACAGGAAGCAATCTCTTGGTGTAACACCAAGCTGAGCATCTCGGAAGACTAAGGGCGAGGAGGGGCGGCCATGGCATCCCGCAACGCAACGCGAGACATTCGGACAAGACTGATCATCGAGGGCGAGGACGAGTACAAGGCCGCCCTAAAATCAAACGCCGATGAGGCGAAAGAGCTGCAGTCGGAGATGGACCTGCTGACGGCGAAGTTTGAAGACAACGCCGACAGCGAGGACTACCTCGCGCAGCGAACGGAGCTCCTCGCCCGGCAGCAGGAGAACGCGGCGGAAAGAACGCGGATCTATGCAGAGTACACCAAGAGCGCGAAGGACGCGCAGGAGCGGCTTTCCGCGGAGATCGACAAGGCGCGCACCACGATGAGCTCTCTCCAGACGAAGATCGAGCAGGCGACCAGCGAGTATGGCGAAAACAGCGAGCAGGTGCAAAAGCTGACGACCCAGTATCAGCAGTACGAGCGCGCCGTCGAGCAGATGGAGAAGCAGCAGCAGAAGGCGACCAGCACCGTCACAAGGCTGCAGACGAGCACGAACAAAGCAGAAACGACGCAGACGAAGTTCACCAACGCGATCAAGAAGT